ATACGCGCGTTACGTGTGCGTAAACAAAATATTTTATAAATAAAAATATATAAAGGCGGCGAGGATATGAGAGAAAGAGACATCGAGAAGATTCTGACCGAGGAAGTGAAGCGCGAGGGTGGCAGGGCATATAAGTGGACGAGCCCGGGGAACGCAGGTGTGCCAGACCGGATTGTAATTTTCCCGAATAGGAAACCGATATTTGTGGAGCTGAAAACAGAGGGCGGGAGCTTAAGTCCACTGCAGGTTGTGCAGATAATGCGCCTGCGGGATCTAGGACAGGCGGTAGAGGTGGTTTACGGAGTGGCGGGATTGAGAGCTTTTTTTGAATCATATGGGTACGTGAGGGCGGCAACCAGAATAGCGATCAAGTGCAAAGCGTGAACGGAGGTGCAGGCAGATGGAATTTAAGCCACACGCTTATCAGCAGCATTGTATAAACCGGATTCTGGCGGTTAAAAAAATAGGCTTATTTTTGGATATGGGTCTTGGCAAGACAGTTACGACGCTGACAGCGGTCAAGGAGCTGAAATATAACCGTTTTCAGGTGCGCAGGGTTTTAATCATAGCCCCTAAGAAGGTGGCAGAAGGGACGTGGAGCAAGGAGGCAGCCAAATGGGATCATACCTGTATGCTGCGGGTGTCCCCTGTTCTTGGGAGCCAGGCGAAAAGAATCAAAGCGTTAAATACACCGGCGGATTTATATATCGTCAACCGGGAAAATGTGGTGTGGCTGGTGGATTATTACCGGAATGCCTGGCCGTTCGACATGGTGGTTGTGGATGAGTCCAGCAGTTTTAAAAACCACAGTGCGAAGCGTTTTAAAGCGTTGGCGAGCATGGGTGATAAAATCGACCGTATGGTCGAACTGACCGGTACGCCATCGCCTAACGGGCTGGATGATTTGTGGAGTCAGGTTTATCTGCTGGATGGTGGCGAGCGGCTTGGAAAGAGATACACACAGTTCCGTGAACGGTATTTCCAGCCGGACAAGCGCGGCGCGGACGGTATGGTGTACAGCTATGAGGCGAAGCCAGGCAGTGAGCAGAGCATCCTTGACCGGATATCCGACATCTGCATCAGCATGAAAGCGGAGGACTATTTACAGCTTCCGGACATCACATACCACGAAATTCCGGTGGAGCTGGACGCCAAATCCCGGAAAGCCTATGACGAACTGGAACGGATGATGGTTTTACAGCTTCCGGAAGATGAGGCGGATATCAGCGTTACCAGCGCGGCGGCTCTCAGCAATAAACTTTTACAGCTTGCAAACGGGGCGTTGTATGACGAGGATCACAGCGTACATGAGATACATAACTGCAAGTTAGAGGCGTTTGTAGAGCTGATTGAGTCCCTGCAGGGAAAACCGGCATTGGTTTTTTATAATTACCAGCATGACCGGACGAGGATTTTAGAAGCCTTGGGGAAGTTGCATCTGCGGGTCCGGGAACTGAAAACAACACAGGACGAGGATGACTGGAACGCCGGAAAAATCGATGTGCTTCTGACGCATCCAGCCAGCAGTGCATACGGCTTGAACTTACAGCAAGGCGGAAACCATGTGATTTGGTTCGGTCTGACATGGAATTATGAGTTATATACACAGGCAAATAAAAGACTGCATCGGCAGGGACAGCAGGAGAAGGTAATTATCCATCACCTGATAACCAGCGGAACCCGTGATGAGGACGTGATGCAGGCCTTACAGCGCAAGGAGGATGTGCAGAATTGGGTAATGGAGTCGTTAAAAGCAAGGATTCGAAAAATCCGAGAAATGGCGAAGTGACAGAACGCCAGATGCGAATGGCGATGCGGCGGCAGCGCAAGTCAGGCAAAGTATTCTGCCAAGGCTGCTGCGGGGAGCTGGATCCGGACGGCGAGCTTTCGGATATCGAATACGTGAAGACGAAGAGAAATACGGAATGGTTTTTCCACACAGGATGTTTAAACAGTGTCTGGAAATGCAAAATACAGTGGGAGGCGTAGGGAGGTGGTGCCGTTGGACAAGCGGATATTGGAGCAGTACATAGAGGCCTGCGCCCTGGTCAAGGAGGCAGAAGCAGAGTTGGAAAAGATTAGGAGAGTAAAGAAGCAGCAGGAGCAGGATGCTGTTAAAGGCTCATCACATGATTTCCCATATACGATGCAGACGTATCGGATTGAGGAACTTGCGTATACATCGATGCAAGAGCCAGGTACAGAGGAACGTCTGGAAGAAGTGTTAAAAGAGCGCCTGCGGAAAGCGGCACGGATTAAACAGGATGTGGAAATGTGGATCAATACGATTCCAGTGCGGATGCAGAGGATCATCCGGTACCGGCTTTTCCAGGGAATGACATGGGAGCAGGTAGCTATACGTGTGGGCCGCGGGGCGACTGGAGATAGTGTTCGAATGGAATATGTAAGATTTATGAATATTAGTTAAAAGTTTGTTCGTTTTGTTCGCAATGTTCGTTTTCAAAGTGCTATAGTGTATCATGAAGCTAAAGGCTTATAGCTGGCAGCTTCAACGGACACGCTTGCAAGAGCGCTGAATAATCCTCCGTATATACTTCAATCCCCGCTGGATGACGGCTCCGGCGGGGATCCCCCTGGGGCGTAGCTCAGTCGGTTAGAGCAGCTGGCTTATATCCAGTGTGTCGAAGGTTCGAGTCCTTTCGTCCCGATGGTTTCATGACCATAATTGATTTTCTCCCGAGGGCACCTGTCGAAAAGATAGGTGCTTTTGTTATGTCGATTTTCATGCGGCGCACACGGCACCAGCAAGCAACACCTCCGAGAGGCAGCGCCAGGCTGTCTCCTATGGTGCCGGTGGGATCGTATTTTAGAAAGAGAGGTGAGCACGAGTGACAGAAAAACAGAAGATTTTTGCAGATGAATATCTGATTGACCTGAATGCCACCCGGGCTTACAAGGTCGCATATCCGCGGGTCAAGAATGATGAGACTGCAGCAGCTGCGGCGGCGCGACTGTTAAGGAATGTTAAGGTTGCGGCGTATGTCGAGAAGCGGATGCAGGATCGGCAGAAACGGACAGAAATCACCCAGGACATGGTGCTGCAGGAACTGGCTGCCATTGCATTTGCCAATGCTACGGACTTCGCTCAGATCGTGAATAATAGAGTGATCCTGACAAATACAGCAGATCTGTCGGAAGGGCAGATGAAGGCAATAGCCGGGATAAAAAAAGGCAAGAACGGAATAGAGTTGAAGCTGAATGACAAAGAGAAAGCTTTGGAGTTGCTGGGACGTCACTTGGGAATGTTCAAGGATCGAATAGAGGTCTCCGGCCTGGATGATGAGAAGGCTAAGCTGGACGATATTCTGCAGCAGATGCGAGGTGGTGGCTAGTGAGTGCTGAACGTCTGGTACTGTCAGACAAGTACAAGGCATTCCTTCAGTGTAATGCTCCGGCAGAGTTTCTGGAAGGCACGACGGCGGCCGGAAAGACGACAGTAGGGCTGTTCAAATTTATGTTGAAGGTGGCAGAGTCACCGAAGAAGCTGCATATTCTGGCAGCGGATGATACCGGAGCGGCTGAGAAGAATATCATCAACAAGGATCTGGGAATCCTGGATGATTTTGGAGTCTTAGTGGAATATAAGGGCAACGGATCCGGAGAATACAAGATGCCGCATATCCTGTTCCATACATCCGGCGGCGACAAGATCATCTTTGTAGTAGGCTACGGGAATAAACGGAAATGGAAAGACGCTTTGGGTGGTCAGTATGGATGCCTATACATTGATGAGATCAACACTGCAGATATTGATTTTGTACGTGAGGCATCCATGAGGTGCGATTACTTGATGGCGACTCTGAATCCGGATGATCCAAGCTTGGATGTGTACAAAGAATATATTAACTGCAGCAGACCGCTTCCAGAGTGGGAGTCGGAGACTCCGCAGGAAATTAAAGACGAACTAAAAGAAGAACCAAAGCCCAGCTGGGTGCATTGGTTCTTTTCTTTTGACGATAATGCCGGTCTTCCGGAAGAAAAGAAGCAGCGGATCATCCAGAACACACCGAAGGGTACGAAGATCTGGAAGAACAAGATTCAGGGACTCAGAGGAAAAGCATCTGGACTTATTTTCCCGAATTTCGACCGGAAGAAGCATGTGGTGACATCCGCATGGGTGCAGGCAGAAGTGAGAGCAGGGCGGATCCGATGGAAGAAATTCACTTGCGGAGTCGATACGGCCTACTCCAGTAAGTCCCCAGATACAATTTCCTTTATCTTCCAGGGAATCGCAATAGACCGGAGACTCATCACCCTGAAAGAAAAGGTGTATAACAACCGGGACCTGGAAACCCCGATAGCACCCAGCGACACTGCAGTTAAGTTAGTCGGCTTCCTGGAACAATGCCGGAGCGAGTGGGGATTTGCCAAAGACGTATATGTGGACAATGCTGACCAGGCAACCATGACAGAGCTTAAGAAGTATAAGCGCCTGCATGGCTGCCTTTACAATTTCTGGGATGCCTATAAGAAATTCGGAATCATCGACCGTATCAAACTGCAGCTTGGATGGATACAGCAGGGCTGCTATCTGGTAGTCGATGAGTGTGAGAACCATCTGGCTGAGATGGAAAAATACAGCTGGAAGGAAGATAAGGACGAACCAGAGGATAGAAACGATCATACAATCAACGCAAATCAGTATAGCTGGATTCCGTATAAGCATTTAATCGGATTCGAAGAGGAGGCATAAAAGTGAGGTGGATATCAAATTTGAGTGAGAGCGTGAAAAGAGGAATACGGAGTTGGCTGAATGTCCAAGGGGCCAGCCCGACAACAATTCGAATCCAAGAAGTAATGGATTATGAGTTATCGGCTATAAGAAACCGTATCTGGTATCGCGGAGATGGAAACGAATTGGAGCAGATGTATCAGCAGAGTCCGGAGATGGTAGATAGATATAAGTTCTGGGCATCCAGGTGCAGCCCGGGAATGGAAATGAGAAAGATCCATACAGGCCTTCCCGGGCTGATTGTGCGTGTTCTTTCTTCTGTTGTTCTATCTGACATGAATGACTTTGAGTTTGAGAACGGTGCCCAGGAACAGCTCTGGAAAGAGATCGAGCAGGAAAACAAGTTCCGGAAGGGATTCGAGGAAGCTTTAAAAGAGGCGCTCTATATCGGAGATGGAGCCTACAAGGTAACAATTGATACATCTGTAAGCCAGTACCCCATCTTGGAGTGGTATCCAGGGGAACAAATAGAGATAATTCGCCAGAGAGGCCGATTGAGAGAAGTAATCTTTAAAAAGTCATATGAGGCCAAAGGAAAGCAGTATGTACTTAACGAGCGCTATGGGTATGGCTATATTATCAACGAACTGTATCAGGGTGAGAAGCACGTTGATTTGAGTGTGTTGGAAGAAACAAAGAATCTGCAGGATTTCACATTTGACAGAAAAACAATCTTGGCTGTGCCAATAAAGGTTTATGAATCAGCGAAGTGGAAAGGCCGTGGCGGCTCAATCTTTGATGGAAAACTGGACAGTTTCGATGCGTTTGATGAGACGTGGTCTCAGTGGATGGATGCGCTCAGGGCTGGAAGAGCCAGAACGTTCATTCCAGAGGCTTTTTTGCCGCGCGACCCACAGAATGGCATGCTACTGAAGCCGAACGCATTTGATAACCGCTACATCGCCGGGAATGACAATATGGCGGAGGATGGAAAGAACCAGATCACCACAGAACAACCTGTAATTCCTCATGATGGCTATCTTGCGTCTTATATCACAGCCCTGGACCTGTGTCTGCAAGGAATCATTAGTCCAAGTACATTGGGGATTGATACCAAGAAGCTGGATAATGCAGAAGCACAGAGGGAGAAAGAGAAGACAACCCTTTACACCAGAAATGCTATCGTAGAGGCATTGCAGGAAACACTTCCAGAAGTGGTTAGTGCCGCTGTAAATGCCTATAATATCTTGATTGGTCGGCCGGTCGAAGAAGTAAAGGTTGACATTCCGTTTGGAGAGTATGCCAACCCGTCTTTTGAAAGCCAGGTGGAGACCTTGTCGAAAGCAAGACCGGGAACCGCTTTGATGAGCATAGAAGCTCAGGTGGAAGAGTTATACGGTGATTCTAGGGATGATGAATGGAAGAAAGAAGAAGTCGCAAGGTTGAAAACAGAGCAGGGAATTGTAGAAGTAGATGAACCGGGAGTCAATATGGCTGCCGGTATTTTCGGTATAAATCTTGGAGGTGATGGCGGTGCGGGTCAAGGTAATGAACCGCATGTACCGAATGAGCCGGAAGGAGTACCAGGGACTCCTGGAAGTGGCCAGGCAGCAGGTGCAGCAGGGCGTGTACGCGATTGAAAAGAGTGATTACGCAGAACTAAGGTGCGACAAGTGCCGGAGTGTGACACAGCTAAAAACGCTTATACGGCAGTTTAAGGGTGCAGGCTATAAAGTGTACAGTAACCGAGTAAAAGGCGAAGAATCGGCGGCTGATGCGTCCGCAGGTGGTAGAAATGGCTGACGAGTATGACATCACGAAAGCGTTTGCAAGGATCGAGGACGAACTGATCGCCTCAATCATCCGGAATATGGACCGCCACCGGGCCGAAGAGACCGAAGAGGGATTCGAGTGGAGCGCCTGGCAGGTGGAACAGCTCAAGAACCTGGATCGTTATAAGCGGGAAAACCAGAAGAAATATAAAAAGCAGTTCCAGGACATTAATAAGCAAATCAAAGTCCTGATTGGAGAAATGCGTGACAGAGGCAATATGGAGCAGGAGATCCGGATCCTGGAAGGCATTAAAAAAGGTTATACGCCTAAAAGAGTGCAAAAAGGAGTGTCTGGAAAGTTTTTTGAAGTGAACGACCGAAAATTGGAAGCTCTTCAACAAGCAACGACTTCGGATATGCAAAAAGCTGAGGTGGCAATTCTCAGGAGGGCAAACGATGCCTATAGAAAAGCCATCTACAGTGCCCAGGTATATGCGAACGCAGGGGCAGGAACCTATGAAAAGGTAGTGGACATGGCTGTCCGGGACATGGCAGCCAATGGCCTCAAGTGCGTAGAATATGCCAATGGAGCCAGGCACACGCTCCCGGACTATGCAGACATGGCGATCCGAACAGCATCCAAGAGAGCCTATTTGCAGGGTGAGGGAGAAAAGCGCAAGGAATGGGGAATCTCCACGGTCATCATGGCAAAGCGCGGAAATCCATGTCCCAAGTGCCTCCCCTTTGTCGGTAAGGTCCTGATCGATGATGTGTGGAGCGGAGGCCCGTCGGATGGAATCGACCCAAGGACGGGAAAGAAATACCCCCTCATGAGCTACGCCATCAGCAAGGACCTTTATCATCCCAGATGCAGAGATTCCCACACAACCTATTTTCCGGGGATATCCACAGCAGATGATACTTGGACCAAGGAAGAGCTGGAAGAGATTGGCATGCAGAATAAACTAGAGGCCCGGCAGCAGTACGCAGAACGCCAGGAAGAGAAGTACGAACGACTGGCTGAGTATTCGCTGGATTCGGAGAACAAAGAAGAATACGCCAGAAAGGCAGAGGAGTGGAAGAAACAGCATCCTCCGGGATGGCGGCGCCAGTTTATGCGACAGCAGGAAGAAAAGACATGGCGAGAGGAGTATGCCGAAGTCAAGAAAAAGGAAAACATTGTAATAGAACGATTAGACATTCTCACCAAAGAAAGTAAAGAGTGGGAATCTAAGTACTTTGAATCGTTTGACGAGAATGGAATCGCGAACGAAGAGTACGCGGAGAAGTTTCTTTCTTATGAACCAGAAATCGACAATCTCACAAATCAACTTGAAAAAATTCAAAATGAAAAACGTGCGTACGTCAAGAAATGCGTAGAAGAAACCGAAAAGAGCATGATAGAATCAGGCATGGCTGAAAACGTTAAGTTGTCGGAAAAAATGACGGTGGAATCAATGGATACCATAAAGGCAGCGCTGAAAGAAATGGTGGTAGATGGCGGATTGCCACCGTTGAAAGGCGTGAGGTATAGCCCGGCATTTGTTGAGAAATATGGAGGTAAAGACGTTGTTGCCTTTTATAACTGGCAAGATAAGACTATGTATCTTGGGGAGCTACTGACAGATTCAGAAGCATATAGAGAACACAGGAAGATTGCAGAACAAAGCTTTCAGGATTTCCACGCTAAAAATATCCCTGCGTGGAAAATAGGAGTGGAAGATTTTGAAAAAGAAATAAAGGGCGAAAGCGACAGCTTGAGAAGAAGGTATCTAACGAAAATGAAGAATGACACTCTCGCTGAATTGGCTACAGAGCGAAATCTTGTTGTGGAGGATGCGAAAGATGCGATCATCCATGAATATGGCCATCATCTCCACAACACTGTCAGCCCAAAAGAAAATATATTCGGTGCCAAGGAATTGAAGTCGAGGAAATTTGCGGACACATTCGAGTGGGGGCAGAGTCATGAGGGCAAAGTGATAGCCGCAAAAGTCAGCAACTATGCAGCAGAATCGCCTCTTGAAGCATTTGCAGAAAGTTTTGTAGCGTATCAAAAAGGCGAAGATATACCAGAAAGTTTGAAAAATGTAGTGGAAGGGGCTATTAAAGAAGTCGGTGGGAAAATAAAACCATCTATTGCAAAACGTGGCGTATCTGGTACAATGAAGATGAATCTGCAAACATTTGCGAATGTCCCAAAAGAAAAACTTGTTAATTATGCATTAAACCCAACACATCCCGTCGGCAAAGAGAAAGCAAGGGCATTTAAGTCGGCGTTGGGGTATACCCAAGAAAATAGTGAGGATTTACGCCAAAAGATTCTCGGGTTGTTCAGCGAAGATAAGATGGTGCTTAAATATGAAGGAGAGTATGGCAAACAATATGAGCAGGTCATGAAGATTACGGGTCCGAACGGGAAAACGGCCAATGTATTGACCGCATGGATTAAGGAAAATGATTCATCAGAGCCAAGATTAGTGACATTATATGTTACAGATAAGGAGGGAGAATGAAACAGTATGATACCGTTTTGTTAAAAGACGGACGTAAAGGAGTTGTAGTAGAAATCTTCGAGGATGCCTGCATTGTTGATGTTGGTAGTTCTCCAAAAGATTGGGAGACAATTAGTGTGAAAAAAGAAGATATTGAAAAGGTATTATAGTGCCACCGGTTAGCGGACTGGTGGCATTTTTGTATTCTTTTTTTTTGAGGGAGGGGGGTATATAAGACGATGTCCGAGATATGCAGAAAGGAAATAACCACATGATCGACATCAGCTGTGCAGGAAACGTTCTGTGTGGAGTGGTAAACATTACCTACGACGCGATGACGAAAATCATGCGGGACAATTTTATAAAAGATGATTTTATAGAACTGGTTTTCGATGGCGGACTGAAAGGCATGGTCCGCAAGAGAGAAATCGTCTGTTTTGTAGAATCATCAGAAGAGGTATAGGCACGCTGTGAGGCGTGTTATTTTTATGCCCAAACGCGAGTATGGCTCTAAACTCTGCGCGGCCGGTGACACCGATGAAAATGGACAGGTAACAAGAGAGACACTCTCATAAATGGAAAGGAGCACGAAGACATGAGAAAGAAATTCCCGATGAACTTACAGCTTTTTGCTGAACCTGGTAATCCGACACCACCGGAGCCACAGCCAACACCGCCAGAACCACAGCCGACACCGCCGACAATTGACTATGGAAAGATTCAGCAGATGTTGGATGGTACTCTGGCTGCTAAGGAAGATACGGCATTGAAAGCCTATTTTAAACAGCAGGGGCTTAGCCAGGAGGAGGTTGAACAGGCAATCGCAGCTTTTAAGGCTGAGAAAGCAAAGAATCAGCCAGATGTAGGTGCTATGCAGTCACAGCTTGCTAAGGCGCAGACAGCGGCTCAGGAGGCCCAGATTCAGAGTGCCGGAGTGCTGGCGGCAGTTGAACTGGGGATTGATTCTAAAACGATTCCATATGTCCTGAAAATGGCAGATCTGAGCCAGGTTATCGGGCAGGATGGAAAAATCAACGGTGAGGCTTTAAAAGCTGCCATCAATAAGGTTCTGGAAGACGTTCCAGGACTGAAACCTCAGGCAGGGGCTACGGGTTTCGTGCAAGTTGGGGCATCTAGTGGAACCATCGGAGAGCCTCAGCCAGGAACACAGACACCGCAGGCGAGCGTACCGACTAAACGTTGGAACCGCTTCAACAACTAAGAAAGGATAAGGTGAATATATGCCGAATTTAAACTATGCCCAGGTATGGGAGCCGGAACTTTTAGAAATCCTTATGCAGGGAGCATTAACGTCCCCATTTGTAACTACTAACGTAAGATGGCTGGATGCCAAAACCTTCCATTTTACCCAGATGTCCACATCCGGATACAAGAATCATAATCGCAATGGCGGATGGAATAAAGGTAATTACGCGCAGAAAGATGTGCCGTTTACAGTTACTCATGACCGCGATATTTCCTTCCTGGTAGATAAAGCGGATGTGGATGAGACGAACGCAACAGCATCTATCCAGAATATCTCCAGAACCTTTGAACAGACTCAGGTAGTGCCGGAGACGGATGCACTGTTCTTCTCCAAGGTTGCTCAGGCAGCTCAGAAAGAAGAGGGCTATCATTCTACTACTGCGATTGCGGCCTATACTAAAGCAAAGGTCTTCGGAATGTTGAAAGATATCCTGGCAAAAGGCAAGCTGAGAAGATACAAAGCAAATGGAAGCCTTGTGATGTATGTTTCCAGCGCTATCATGGATGCGCTGGAGCAGTCCACAGAGTTTACCAGAAAGATTGAACTGACCCAGATCGCAGAGGGTGGTATTGGCATCGAGACCCGTGTTACTGACATTGATGGTGTGGCAGTCATGGAAGTTGTAGATGATGAGAGATTCTATGACGCATTTGACTGGGAGCCGGAGGCAGGTGGTTTTGAGCCGCAGAAAAAAGTAGCTTCCGGTACCGCAAAGGCAGGCGCACACAAGATTAATGTTCTGGTTGCCTGCGGTCAGACCTGTAAGACCGTTCCGAAAATCTCCAGTATCTATTATTTCGAGCCTGGCGCGCATACGGAAGGTGATGGCTATCTGTATCAGAACCGTTCCTTGTCTGATGTGTTTGTATTCCCGAATGGCAAAGACGGCAAGGTGGACAGTGTATTTGTTGACGTGGATACAGCAGAGTTTGGAGCCTGATTGGAGGTGATCTTATGGCCTATGATCCGTATGTGACCACCGAATATTATCTGACAGAGTATGCCGGCAACACCGTGTCTGAGGATGAGCTTTTAAAAGCTCTCCGCCAGGCTTCCCGTCACATTGATTCCCTGACTTACAACCGAATTGTAGGTCAGGGATTTTCCAATCTGACAGAGTTTCAGCGGGAGATTATCCGGGAGGTAGTCTGCCAGCAGGCTGATTTTGAAACAGAAAATGCGGACGAAATCAGCACAGTCTTGCAAGGGTACAGCATCAACGGAGTGTCAGCGCAATTTGGTAGCTCCTGGAATGTGTTTACGGATAAGGGCATAGCCATGAAGCGCGATACATACGCTCTGTTGTGTCAGACGGGCCTGTGCTGCCGGTTAGCGAGGTGAGACCATGAAATATCCATGCTTAGTGCCAAAGCGCCTTTGCAAGACACCTGTGCACGTACATTTGGAGTCAGAAGAGATTAACAACCTCGGAAACCCGAAATACTTCCTAGATGCTGATTTGCTTTGCAACTGGCAGGATAAAGCAAAGACAATCCTGACGGCTGAGAAAAAGTTGATCCAGATTACAGGGACAGCCCTCTTCCCAGGAGACATTGCCCCACAGATGCCGTCTCTCAGCGGGGGAACCATCACGGTATTTGGTGAAGAGAGACGGATTGAGCAAGGCTGTAAGAACCGGAATCCGGATGGCACGGTAAATTACTGTGGCCTGGAGGTGATCTGATGCAGATTAAATCAACCGTAAAGTTAAATATGCCTCGTATTAAAGAGCTGACACAGGCAGCAGTGAAGGCCCTAGAGATGACGGGCGAGGCACTGCATACAGAAGTTGTACAGGCGCAGGTACTCCCGTTTGATACAGGAAACCTGCAGAATGAGAGCACCTTTGTGGATTATTCTGAATCAGCATCCGGTAAAGTCAGCCTTGTTTCATCCACACCATATGCCAGAAGGCTGTATTACCATCCGGAGTATAATTTCCAGACAAAGGAAAACCCGAATGCAAAAGGAAAATGGTATGAGGATTGGCTGCCGGGCGGAGCAAAAGCGGACTTTGCCCCAAATGCATTCAAGAGATTTTATAAGGAAGTGGGTGATGTGTAATGCTAACAATTGCGGCGATCAGAGAGTGGATTGCATCATTTAGAGTGGCCACGGATGAGCATGTATACATCGGGAAGCTGGACAACAAACAGCAGAAGTCAATAGGTGTATATGCGAGAAATGGCTCCGGCCCTCCGGAGATCGCGCTTGGCGGCCTGGAGTGCACCACCTACGGAGTCAGACGGCTGTCGCTTTTGGTTCACTGGAACCGAAGCAAGTCAGAGAGCGAAAAAGCAGCATATGAGCTGTATGAGAAATTTGAACACATATCCAGCCTGGACATAGGAGAAACCCACATTGATTATCTGAGACTAATGGTACCAGAACCACAGGACGTTGGTACGGATGACAATGGGGTATATGAATACGTGATTTGGCTGGATTTGATTTATCGAAGAAAGTGAGGACGAATATATGGCAGCAGGAACAGTATATCCGGTAAATAACAATAAATTTAAAGTCGGTATCGATAACAGTGAATCTGCGACTACGGTGATTGCGAATCTTACCAACTTCGCACCGTCTATCGAGGGCGGGATCGAGGAGTGGAACCCGATGGAGGCAGAAGGCTGGGGCGATGCCATGATGACTAGTAAAAAACTTAGCTTTTCTTTCCAGGGTAAGCGTACTTATGGCGATCCGGGTAATGACTTTATTGCTGGTCTTGCGTGGAAATCCGGTAACGATGTAGTTGCTCCATTTGAGTGGGAGATGCCGTCTGGTGCAAAAGTAGCTTTTACGGCAATCATTAACGTGACAACTCCGGCAGGCGGAGACAGCACAAACGTTGATGCATTAGAGTTCGAAGTCAAATGTAAGGGTAAACCAACTTTTACACCGGCAGCAGCATAAACAGGAGGAAGAAAAAATGGCAAGAGTAGTAGATATCACAGATAAACTGAGCTTTGATGAAAATCCAACACTGGTAGTTAAGGGTAAGAAACTGGAAGTAAATGCGGATGCTCCTACCTTACTGAAGGTTATGAGCCTTCTTGGAAATAAGGAGCCGGGAATCGATGAGATTCTCGGGGCATACAATCTGATTTTCTCGGAAAAGGCAAAAAAAGAGATTGAAGCATTAAAACCTTCATTCGGAGATATGGTGATCATCATCCAGGAAGCCGTTTCTCTGGTTACAGGAGGGGTATCACAGGGGGAGCGTTGACCCGTACTACGATCTATTTGAGGACTGGGATTTGATAATTTCCAGTTTTCTGACGCAGTACGGGTTACGAATCCGGACAAAAGAATTTGAGTCGGTCAGCTGGGATGAGTTCCGCTCCCTTCTGTCCGGCTTGTCTCCGGATACTCTGCTTGGGCGAGTGGTGGCGATCCGGTCTGAAACGGATGAAGATATCCTAAAACACTTTACGAAGGACCAAAAGCGAATACACGATGCCTGGAGAATCAGGAGAGCCGAACGCATGACAGCCGAAGACTACGACCAGCAGATGGCGGAACTGGAACGGATGATGTCCGCTTTATGTGGAGGTGGTTGAGATTGAAAAGATAAAACCTAAAAAAGTCCGGTGCCCCTACTGCGGGCATCCGGTTAATGCGAATCAAGCAGAGGATGCCGTATGTAAAGGCATCTTTTTTAAATGCAAGAACAAAGAGTGTAGAAAAATATTTGAACTAAGAATCTAAGACGCTGTGCCGATGTGCCTGTCTTACTACAAAGGCAGGTGAAATAGATGGCAAAGGAAAGCAATGATAGTGTTGGCCAGATCGGGCTAGACCTGGTCGTGAATAAAAACGATTTTGAAAAGCAGATGACCGGCATTCAGAGCCTGGCAAAAAAAGCAGGTGCTGCCCTTGCTGGGGCATTTGCCATAAAGAAGTTGGTTGATTTTGGCAAGTCCTGTATTGAGCTTGGCTCTGATTTGTCTGAAGTCCAGAACGTGGTGGATGTGACTTTTCCGCACATGTCTGGGCAGATCAACCAGTTTGCCCAGAATGCAGCAAAGCAGTTTGGTTTATCAGAAACGATGACAAAACGCTTTGCAGGTACTTTTGGAGCAATGGCAAAAGCATTTGGCTTCGGGGAAAAGGCAGCCTATGACATGTCTACGGCTCTGACCGGCCTGGCCGGTGATGTGGCATCATTTTATAACATCAGCCAGGATGAGGCTTACACAAAGTTGAAGTCTGTATTCACGGGCGAGACGGAAAGCCTTAAAGACCTCGGTATCGTCATGACTCAGGCAGCGCTTGACAGCTATGCTTTAGCCAATGGTTTCGGTAAGACTACTGCAAACATGTCGGAGATGGAGAAGGTTGCCCTGCGGTATCAGTTCGTGCAGAATCAGCTGGCAACGGCAGCAGGAGACTTTTCCAGAACTTCGGACGGTTGGGCAAACCAGGTGCGCATTCTGCAGCTGCAGTTTGAGAGCTTAAAGGCTACGATCGGCCAGGGACTTATCAATGTACTGTCTCCGGTCATCCACGTGATCAACACGATTATCGGAAAGCTGATGAGCCTTGCAAACGCATTCAGGGCATTTACTGAGCTTATTACCGGCAAAAAAGGGTCTGGCGGTGGAGTATCAGCCGCGGCAGCAGGCATGGAGTCTCTTGCGAAATCAGCGGATAAGGCAGGGACGGCCGCATCCGGAGCCGGAGGCGCAGCCAAAAAGGCAGCCAAGGACCTCAAAGGAGTATCTACGGGAATTGATGAGCTGAATATCATCAGCGCACCGAACGAAAGCGGGGGAGGAGGTTCTGGCGGTTCTGGTGGAGGCGGTGGCTACGATGCGGACGATTTCGACATGGGCACCCTTCCGGATGATGAGGATATCGTAAGCGAGAAACTCAAAAAGATTGCCGAGCTTTTAAATCAGCTGAAAAGCTCATTCTCCTCTGGTTTCTGGGATGCATTCGGCGACACGGCAGTATTTGACTCTATCCAGGCAAGCATTGATTCTATCAAGAAAAGCATAAAAGATATTTTTGCTGACAAGGATGTGCAGGCAGCCGCTCTTGATTTTGCCAATAAATTAGCCTATTCGATGGGTCAGGCAGCCGGTTCGGTATCGAGCATAGGAGCTACGATTGCAGATAATCTTCTCGGTGGACTTGACCTTTACCTGCAGCAGAATTCCGGCAGAATTAAGAAATACCTGATTGCCATGTTTGATATCGGTGGGGATATGGCTTCGATTTGCGGGAATTTTGCCGAGGCTCTTGCGGAAGTATCTACGGTTTTTCGCGGTCCTGTGGCCAAACAGATTACTGCGGATATTATAGCGATTTATGCGGATGCCTTTATGGGAGCAACGCAGCTGGCTTTCGCATTCAAAACCGATATTCTGGATTTGCTTCTAAACCCATTCATTGATAATGCTGACCTGATTAAAGAGGCCTTAGATGGCTTACTGGAAGTGGTTCAGACAGTAACAGGAGCTATCAGCGAGCTGATTTCCGTGTTTGTCGATACGGTAGTTGAGTTATATGAAACGCATATTTCTCCGCTGATTGTCAGTGTGAAAAATGGTATTTCGGATATAGCTGGCCATCTCTTGAATGCGTTTAATGCGTACATTCTTCCGGTGTTGCAATCAGCCGCCGACAGATTGGCCGATCTTCTGGTTGAGATTCAGCCATTTATGCAGAAAATCGGAGAGTTTATCGGAACGATAATCGACTGGCTCCGGGTATTGTGGGAAAACTTGCTTCGTCCATTTATAGCATGGGTTGTTGATACCCTTGCGCCTCTTGCCGGTACGGCTCTGCAGTTGATTTCTGATGCTTTCTTTGATTTCTTGGATTGTGCTGTTGGTGTTTTGGACGGTGTCATGGGGGCACTCAACGGTCTCCTGAATTTTATTACAGGGGTTTTTACAGGCAACTGGAGCATGGCCTGGGATGGCATCAAGAGTATTTTCAGCGGAATCTGGGAGATAATTAAATCTGTTTTTACACTTATTCTTGATCAAATGCAACACACACTGGGCGGCGTTTTGGCGTCGATAAAAGCAGTGTGGGAGTCCATCTGGAATAACATCAAAGCATTTGCCTCAGCTCTCTGGACGGCGATTAAAGACTTAGCGGGTACTTTGTTTGGAGAACTCAGGGATAAGCTTTCGGAAATCTGGGATGCGGTAAAGGCAACAATCGAAGAAAAGTGGAATGCTATCCACGAGTGGTTTTCCGACATCTGGCAGAAAATCAAAGCCGTTTTCAATATCGAGGAAATGGTTGAGGTCGGCAAGGGTGTCATGAATAAACTCTGGGACGGTTTGAAGGATGTGTGGGAAGAAATCACTTCATGGCTTAACGGAATCGTTCAATATGTCACAGAGATCTGGGATAGTGTTTGCAATACTGTGAAGAACATCTTCAAGAAGTCAAAAGAGGCCGACGATAATGATGACGATGATGAAAAGGGATCTTCGAAAAAGAGGAAAAAGTCGAGCACTGCCACCGGACCGGCAAGAGAAATCAGGGCCCATGCGAGCGGTGGTTTCCCGAAATCAGGAAATCTCTTTATTGCAAATGAAAATGGCCCCGAGATGGTTGGAACCTGGGGAGGCAGGGCAGCGGTTGCGAACAACCAGCAGATCACCCAGGGTATTACCCAGGCTGTCCAGCGCGGCATGAGTTCCTGTCTTGCACCTCTTGTAAATACAGTGGCCCAGGTGGCAAGGAATGCAGCTCCGCCTCTGGCCTCTGTCGGCAGTGTACCATACAGCCAGGAGGAACGCATTCTGGATATAGCTTCGAGAGCATCTGCCCTTGCTTCAAAAGAACCTGACATGAATGCACAGTACCTGTCCACCATGATTGATTTGCTGAAACAGATTATCCACCTGATTGAGAGTATGGATTTGACGGTTAATATCGATATCCGGGAGATCCGGAAGAAACTGACAGAATTGGAAAAGAGATCCGGATATACACTTCGGACCACGTAAGGAGGTGGGAAGATGGCTGTAATCACAATTAACGGGCGGGAATTTCCCGCCCCTGATATCGGAGCGAGCTTTGTAGTGGCGACGAATGTCTCGGATGGAAAGAATGCCCTGGGCGAGTTTTTGGGTCAGCGGGTCGGGCGAGATCAGTATAAAATCGACGGTATGCAATGGAAAATCCTGCCTGCGGATACGTGGTCCGAGATACTGAAGGAGTTTGAAAAGTTCGTGGTAACGACAAGAATTCCGGATATGGTGAACAATACCTGGAAGACCATCCGGATGTATCCAGGAAACCGAACGGCAACTCCGGTAGGGTTTGACAAAAATGGACTTCCAACTATGTATAAAGACTGCAAAGTGAACCTGATAGATTGCGGGGTGATGGAGTAGTGTATTCAGCAAGTGCAGAATATAAAAAGGAGATGCGTCAGAAGTATCGTGACGGCTTAAATCTGCTTCGCGTGACCATCGGTGTAGTAAACCAGGAGGCCCAGGCATCTGCAAGTGTTCTTGAATCCGGAAACTATGCATATTATAGCGATTTAAAGAGACCGCTTGATAATTACAAGGTGGAGGAGTTGTATGCGGTATGTGACCAGGACTATACACCTGCAGACGGAACTGTATATTTCCTTCCAAGAAAACGGGAGGACGTAGTCTTAAATGCCGGAATTGTTACGGATCAACCGCTAGGAGCGGTAGAGATAAGATTTCCGGTTGCTTATGACATAAAGGGATTGACCGTAGATTTTGGGAAAGCTTATCCAGTTGATTTTTCCATCGAGTCTGATTCTGGAACTGTGAATATACAAAATAACTCCGATGTAGTATTTGTAACAGATGAGATTTTTTCAGATGCAACATTCCTTCGCTTCATTCCTAAGCGAATGGTAAATGGACAAGGGAGACTTCGAATTCACCAGATTACAATGGGAATAGGTATTTATTTCGATAATAAAAAAATAAAGACCGCCAGTAAGAAAGAGCGCATCTCGCCTATATCAGAGGAACTTCCTACGTTAGATTTTCAGCTTACGATTGAGAACAAGGACCGGGCCTATGATGTGGAAAACGCAGAGAGTACACTGAACTTTTTGGAACCTGGGCAGGCAGTAGAAATACTGTATGGCCAGGAATTAGATGATAAAAGAATTGAATGGATTCCGGGAGCCAGGACATTTTTGCGTGAGTGGTCAGCGGATGATGACGAAATGAGTTTCTCAGCCTCTGATAGATTTGAGGACCTGGGAGAACTCTATAGACGGGGAAAGTACAGCTCGGAAGGAATCAGTCTTTACGACCTGGCGGTGGATGTTTTGAATGATGCAGGAGTCGATTCAAGAGAATACTGGCTGGACGATTACCTGAAGAATGTAAAAGTGTATAACCCGATGCCGGTAGTCTCTCATCGGGAAGCACTGCAGTTGATTGCGAATGCCGGAAGGTGCATCTTATATCAAAACCGAAGCGGAAATATTGTCATGAAATCTAGTTTTATCCCAGATATGGAGGCAGGTTCTTCTGATGAAGCTTATTTTTCGAGAGTGGCATCTATACTCGAGAGGACCGATAAGCAGGTATATGCGACGACAGAAAAAGATCATACAGATGTATCAGCGACTCAGTTTTTTCTTCCGAGGTCCGGGGATTTTCTGGAAGTCGGATATGTGTCTGATTGCGTGTCTGATGAGGATGGAATATATGAAGAGCCTCCAAAGGTGTGGATTGATATGGAATCATCCTATAAATGCTTTGGAATCACATTAGAATTTGGCCGTAACCATCCGCTGAAAATGATATTTCACAGCTACCTGGGCGGTGAGCTGCAGGAAGACTTTGCAACAGATATCAGCTCAGATATTTTTGTGCTCAGTCATGAATTTCCAGAGATGAATCGCCTTGAAATGGAGTTTTTGGAAGGAGCTCCCCAAGCAAGAGTTTCGCTTCAGAGAGTCGCTTTTGGAGACAGCACTGATTATGAACTTTCATATGGTTCAGAGCTGACCAAAACCCCAAAAGGAACGCAGCTGTCTAAAGTGAAAGAACTGCAGGTGGTCAGAACGATTTACACGGAAGGAACAGAATTACGTCAGCTGGCAAAAGAAATGGTTCCGGATGGCGAAAGCAGACATACATTTTATCTGAATACACCATCACATGGGTATGCAGCGGAGACAGCGGACGGTGTTTCGATCCCGATCATTGATAGTAGTGCGTATTATGTGACAGTTGAAGCTGCATCCGGAACAGAGGTCATTGTGACTGGATCTGAATTCGGCACGACACAGACGGTCACGAAAAAAGAATTAAACGTGTCCGGTACAGTTGAAATGTGGGAAAATCCACTGGTGTCAAGCAGTGCTCTGGCCGCTGATTTGGCAGAGTGGATCGGAGACTATCTCCATTCCGATAGAGAATATGATCTGACATATCGGGGAGAACCCAGGATTGATGCGAATGATATCGCATTTCTTGAAAATAAATATGTTCCGGATTTACTGCTGAGGATTTATGAACACACTCTTAAGTTTAATGGGGCTCTGTCCGGGACTATAAAAGCAAGGAGGGATATGACTCATGTGGGTAGAACCAAAAACAAACTGGAAACAGGATGATTTCTTTAATGTGGGGGACTATAACCGCATAAAGGGAAATCTGAACGAGATCCGGCAGCAGGCACTTTCCCTCTGGCCGGATTTCCGATTCGAGGAGATGGGTGAAGATAAAACCTATGCGGATTATGGCTTTTATACAGATGAAATCAACCGATTTGAGTCGAACATTGACAATATCTGTTCCGGAACATTCCCGTTTGAGACCGGAGAACGAAAAACGTTCTACGATAACCAACCATTTATAGACTGGAAGGAATTGAACCGAATTGAAGAGGCCTGCGGATTGATTTATAGCAATATCCAGGGAGCGATAAACGGAAGAAGATATCTGAATTTTACACTGAATGGAGGCGAATTAGATGCGATTGAAAGAGGATTATAAAGATCCGATATACGAGGGTTCGAAGACATATCGCATTACCCAGAACGCAGACGGAAGCTCCGGAATACTTGACACAACTAAATACACACAGGAAGGGGATCGGTTTGCGGCAAAGGACATCAACAGCACAAACGCTGCCATCAATCAGATAAATCACGTTACACCGGTAACACTGACCGCTACCGGGTGGACGGGTGATTTTGCCCCTTATGTCCAGACCGTAATGATAGAAGGGGTTAAGGCTGATGATTCCCCTATCGTAGTAAGCATGTTGGAAGACGGGGCATCTGAGGAAGTGCAGAAAGCCTACAGCAAAGCATATGGAATTATTACTTCTGGAACTGGTACAACAGCTGACGGCAGTGTCACTTTCAAGGTATATAAGAAACCGACTACCGATATTACAATCGGACTCAAGGGGGTGTAGTCAATGGGAAGAATATGGATGCCCGGTGGAGGCGGTGGAGCAGATCTGGATGTTATCACTGCGGAAGCAAAAGATGTATTAGCCGGGAAAGTGATTGTCGATAAAGACGGAAATCCTTTGTCCGGTACGATGCAGACCATGAGCGGTGGAACTTATACCCCGTCAACCAGTCAGCAGAGAATTTCTTGTGCTGAGAAGAAAATGACAGGGGATATTATTATTCCAGCATTCACACTGCCGTCTGCAAACGTAATTAAAAAAGGTGTGACCGTTGATTTTTACGGAAAGAAAGTAACAGGAACCTTTCAAGGATATGTGGATGATAAGTTGTGGATTTACAATCATGGAACGTGGTCAAATATGACAACTCCGGGTTTTACAAGTTATAAGGGTCATATAGCTCCGGTAGATTCCGGAGGAACTATTACGTTCACTCAAAATGATACATACCGTGCTGGAGTAACTAAATCATCAATAAATTTCAGTGGTTATAAATATTTAAAAATGAACGTATACGGACAAAAACAGCATTATGGAGCCACTAATGTTAATGCCTCATTCATTGATAACCCGAGTGACTCCATTCTTCAATCAAGTAGTAAGACTGCATTGCCAGATAAAGCATGGACATTGGTTACGATACCGTTAGCTAACGTACAAAAACGGGCTTACCTTCTTGTTGATTTTATCACCATTAGAGGTAGTAGTGGTGAGACAACGGTTGACAGCAAGATTAACGAGATCTACTTATCTAAATACTAATCGAAAGGAGTACACAAATGAACGCATTAGTTATTTATGACGCAACAGGGCGTATTTGGAACATCTCATACGGTGAGACAACCGTTCCACAGGGTTTGACTGCGATTTTCGTTGATATCCCAGATGGAGCAGTACTGAATCACATTGATGTGACAGATGCAAAGAACCCGAAACCTGTATTCGATTATGTCCCGGAGTCGGACATCGGAAGATTACAGAAAGAATTGAAAGAAGCAAACACTACCATCGAGAAACTTGATTCTCAGTTAACTGAAACTCAGATGGCTCTTTGTGAGCAGTATGAGAGTAAGCTCGAACTAGAAGACGAGGTTACCAACACACAGTTAGCCATCTGTGAAGTATACGAAGCACTGACAGCGAAAGAAGGAGGTGAGGTGTAATGGCAATGGTGTATGCGGATCTTATTCGCAAAGGTCGGAAAACAATCGATGATGTACCAGAGAAACTCAGAGCAGAAGTCGAGGCACTGTTAAATGCTTAGGCTGCTGCTCTTTTTAGTGCTGAGGAAGGAGGTGAACGATATGGCAGTTATTTATGCAACTTTAATTGTTAAGGGCAAAAAGACATATGCGCAGGTTCCAGACAAAATCAAACCGCAGGTTAAACAGATCCTGATCGACCTGGAGTGCGAAGAACTGATCGAGGAGTAAGAACATGGAGTTAATTATGCAGTACGCAGCCACACACTGGACATCATGGCTTTTTGCAACCATATCCGGTGCACTCGGTGTGGCCTATCGCAAATTGTCAAAGCAACTCAAGGAAGAACGGGTGAGGACCAAGGCTATCAATGAGGCGGTTCTTGCCCTGCTCCACGACCGCTTGTACCGGGCTTGTCAGTATTATCTGCAGCGAGGGTATTGCAGTTTAGATGATCGCGATAATTTGGAGTATTTGTTTCGGCCATACAAGGCATTAGGCGGTAATGGTACCGGAGAGGAACTGTATCACCGCAGTTTAGCCATGCCGTATGGTCCAGCAGAAAGCGAGGGATAAGAATGGAACTTGGAATTGCGAGTGTAGCAGCTATCACTGCTATTTGTTATCTGGCAGGCGTGGGATGTAAAGCGTCCGAAAAGGTTAAGGATGAGCTTATTCCGGTTGTATGCGGTGTGACCGGTGGCATCCTGGGAGTAGCAGGCATGTATCTGATGCCGGATTTCCCGGCAGGCGATGTGATTAATGCGGCTGCAATCGGTATTACATCCGGCCTTGCAGCAACCGGAGCTAATCAGGTGCTTAAGCAGGTATCCAAGGCCTAAGAGGAGGTGATCCACCTATCTCCCGCGGCAGCCCGGGTGATGGCTGCCATTGCGATATCGCAACAGGGCGGACCTAGTTCTGCTCCTTACATATTATAAAGAAAAGAGGACAAATCAATGATGAAAGCAATGTTATCCCAGCCGATGGCTGGAAAAATGGATGAGGAAATTATCGCAACCAGAGAAAAGGCGATCAAGGCGCTGCAGGCGCGGGGATACGAGATCGTGAATACCCTGTTTACAGATGAGTGGTACAACCGTGAAAACATGGAGAAACGCGGCGTGGTGCAGATCCCGCTTTGCTTCCTTGCAAAGTCACTGGAAAATATGTCTCTGTGCCATGCGGTGTATTTTTGTAAAGGCTGGGAGCAGGCAAGAGGATGCCGCCTTGAGCATGATGCGGCGGTTGCATACGGCCTGACAGTGATTTACGAGGAGGATTAGATAATGGGAAATAAAGAATTTATTGCGCTTTGTAAGAAACATATCGTTGGTTATTTTAATGAGAATGCAGACAAAACTGAACGGAAGAGCATTAGTGAAGATGATGTTTTTGTGGTATGGTTCTGTAAAACCTTGCAGAACCGCAAGGCGCTGCTTAGTACTACTGTTTCAGACGGCATGTACTACGAATTAACGTATAACGGAGATAAGAAAGAACTGTACTTTGATGCATACAAGAAATGGCAGAATATCTGTTTTGAGGTAAAGGAGTGAGACTATGAGAGATATCACGTTATGCCACCCGCGTCTCCAAAAACTCATCACACAGCTTACAAGCGAATGCGCGAATGCCGGACTGCCGATTAAGATTGGGGAATCTTTCCGGAGCGTCGCCGAACAGGACGCTTTGTATGCACAAGGGCGGACTCAGCCGGGCAGTATTGTCACGAATGCTAGGGGCAGCAGCTATAGCAGCCAGCACCAATGGGGCATTGCAGCGGATTTCTACCGGGCAGATGGAAAAGGCGCCTATAATGAGTCCGGAGATTATTTTAAGAAAGTCGGAGAGCTTGCCAAAAATTTGGGGCTTGGATGGGGCGGCGATTGGAAAAGCATCGTAGACAAGCCACACGTATATTTGCCGGATTGGGGCAGCGGTACTGGGATTTTGAAACAGAAATATGGGACATTTGAGGCGTTTAAAAAGACCTGGGCGGCGGAGAACAGCACGGTACCAGAACAGTCAAAAACGGTGCTCACCGATCTTAAA